GCCACCCTTACGGGTGGCCCGCTGCATATGCTTAGGTGTGTGCGGTGCCGGTCTTGTTGCCTCCTAGTGGAGGCCCGGCTGCTTATCGAAAGGTGTTGACTATGGTAGCAAAACGGGTATCAATGGGTGGTTACGGAGGCGTGAGAACCTTCCATGACCACTCATCCGAGTCGCTATTCTATAGTTTGCCTGACGCTGTTTGGGATAAATACAGTACTGGACGACCCGGACCACCCTATAAGGGCGGCGACCGGTTTTGGTCCCACAAGAGTGGGGTCTCGTTCAATCCTGCCAGCGGCAAAGCTTTGTATCCTGCGAATGGCTACTACCAGGGCGATATCCTCATAACGCCCGCGGTACCGTTGGTACCAGTAGAGGTGATCTCAGACGACAGTGCTGCCCAATCAGAAGGCGCACACGCATGGGATCGCGCGCGGCAAAATCTCACCGCGCCCGAATTTTCGTGGACACAAGACTTGTTTGAAATCAAAGAAACTCTCGATCTTTTCCGTAATGTCTTGAAGGACAGCGGGAGAGTATGGAGACAGCGGGACATCCCCGGCTCTCTGAGGAGGGAGCTCGGAGGGAAGACCTATCTGACCGACGTAGCCGATCATAATCTCGGTTTCCAGTTCGGTGTCTTACCTTTGGTTTCTGATGTAATGAAATACATCCAGGCGATGCTTCACTCGCAAGAGAAAGCACAACAAATCATGGACGGTAACGGGAGAACGCAGAAAGTACAGGGTCGGCTACATAACATTGCCAACTCTGTTACTCAAGCTCTTGATCCCGGTATCGCCATGGGACTCATCTGGCCTGCCTTGCACCCTTTCGCCATAAGCGGAGAGTTAAAGGCGCAGGTGACAGCGAGCGTGCTGAATGCATCTTGGTATTCGGGTAACTTCACGTATTACCTTCCTGATAGTGGTACTATCGCTAAAGGGTGGGGTCCTAAGTACGCCGCGCGAAAGCGCGACTTACAGCGGTGGTTGTACAATGACGTACACCTGTCGCCAAAGGACATATACGACCTGATACCTTGGTCGTGGCTGCTGGACTATTTCTCGGAAGCGGGACATGTGTTCGGAGCCCTCTCGCACGGAGCAGAGGAATCTATGTACGCGGATAACTTCTTTGTAATGAATCACAGTGAAGTGACGTCGCTAACAGAAGCTACCTTTGCACTCGAACAAACGGATGGTAGTGCTTCTCCGATCAGCGTAAGCTGCTTGGAGTATGCGTCAACAAAGGCGCGCGCACCTGCTTCCCCGTTTGGTTTCGGTATTAACCCGGAGTCCTTAACAGACTACCAGGTGTCTATCATGCTTTCGCTCGCTGCAAGACGAGCTTGAGCCAATAAACCATAAGAACCCACTAGGAGTCACCTATGCTTCCCGATCCCATTATCCCTACCTTCACCGATACCACGACGCCCTCCTTTGCGCTGACTAAGGTCCTCCCTAATAAGAGGACTTATAGCGGTTCGGGTGGAGCGAACGAGCTGTCGATCTCCGTTGCACAGTACGAGTCTGCCAAGCGTTCACGCCATGAAGTGCGTATGACGTTCGACACGATCCGTACCGTCGGCGGGGTTGCTACGCCCGTTAGCATGTCGGCTATTCTCACTCTCGACGAACCCTCTTCGGGGGCGTTTTCAGATAGTGAGATCCTTTACATGAAGAACAATCTTCATGCGATTGTTACCGACGCGCTGTGCCTGCGGATTCGACGCGGTGAGATGTGAAAAGTCTCATCGATAAGTTCCGTAGTTATGCGGCAGGGTCCTTAATTCCTGCCGTGTTGTATCTTATTGGGACGGAGTTGGTGCACTACTACGGTGGTGCAGTTGTTCCTGACGAGGGCCCTGATAAAGCCCCCGACTGCGAATGATAAGCATAGGTCGGTTCTTCTCACCTTCATAAAAGGAAGAAGTATGAACAGACCGCTAACACTCCTCAGGTCTCTCTTGCTCGAAAGCGCGGAAGACCTAGGCATAAATGCAACCCGTTGTGTACGTACTCTAGAGAGGCGAGTGGCCTGCGAGGGCCTTTCTTTCCTCACCATCACACTACCAAAATTGTGTGACTGGCTAGAATACGGCCTCGAGAACGGCATCTACCCCAAGGAGTCATCGCAATACTTCCGCGATGCTCATGGGATGCGTTTCCCCGCATTCCTGCAAGGTTTCACATGTCGTATATTCGAGGACACAGGTATGTTAAAGCCTGATGCTTGTCCACGCAGTGTCGACGCGATCCGGCAGCTCACCCGATTCTTCAAGAAGATGAAGGAAAGCTGTTCTCCGGCGCGCGAAGTAGCCGCTGAAAACAAGTTTAAGGCGTTAGAGTTGGAGATGCAGTTAAATGACGAATTGGTCACTCGCGCTGACCCTATTCTCGACGCGGTTTGTAGTCGCCTCGGTAGGGTTTTTGCCGATTTCGATCCGGCTAGCCTTGTGTGTCGTCATGGTCCTGGCGCTACTGCTGAACGGCTGTCCACGAATGGACGGCTTACCATTAAGCAGTGGCCTGAGCGCTCGCTCAGCTTCTTCCCCCTAGAAGACCACGCAATACCGAATTACTCCCACTGGGAGGATCTCGGAGCGGTGAAGATCTTGGAAGAAGACGAAGAACCACCCGTAAGAGTGGTATTCGTACCTAAGACCTCTGTAACTCCCCGTGTTATTGCGATTGAACCTAGCCACATGCAGTACATGCAGCAGGCACTCCGCGAGTATTTGTATGGTACCATGGAAAGACGTAAGCCTTTTGCTGGCCATGTGAATTTCTCGCGGCAGGATATCAATCGTACCCTGGCTCGGAAAGCAAGTATAGATCGTCGTAAAGCGACACTCGACCTGAGTGACGCCTCTGACAGAGTGCATAATTTGCTGGCTCACCGAGTCTGTAAGTTTGCTCCTTTCTGGCCTTACGCGCAAGCGTGCCGATCTAAAACTGCAACTACTCCCGATGGAACCTTGCTCAAGTTAGCAAAGTTCGCGAGTATGGGATCCGCTTTGTGCTTTCCCATAGAAGCCTACGTGTTTTATGCCCTGTGCATTTCTGCAATTCACGTACATCGTAGAGTCATGCCGACAGCATCAACAATCGCCGAAATAAGTAAAGATGTCTATATATACGGCGATGACATCATTGTTGATGCGGGTGTAGCGAACGTTGTGACTCAGTATCTCGAGTCTTATGGCTTACGCGTTAACGTGCGTAAAAGTTTCTCTAAGGGCAACTTTAGAGAATCTTGTGGTGGCGACTACTACAAGGGCTATCCGGTCGAACCGGTGTACGCCCGTCGTCTCCTGCCTAACCAACGTTCAGAGTGGGCGATTGATGTGGCCGTTTCGTGGGCGGCGACGCGTAATCTCCTGTACCTGAAAGGGTACTGGAAGACGTGTCGTCACATTGACGAATGGCTACACGAATCGTGCTTTAGTGTTCGTTACTTATCGATAGGAAACCTCCTTGAGAAAGACGATCGTAGCGACGTCCAGCGGTACAACTTGCCGGGCGGCGTTACTCTCGTAACAGCGAACTTCAACTCAGGTGTGAAGGTACATCGCGGGCTTCAGTGCCCGGGTCAGTACTACACGGATCTTACCAATCCCCTAGAAAAGGACCAGGTTGAATCAATGTCGGGTGCTCTATTCAAAGGGCTCTCCAATATTGGCGCGCTTAACAGCGTGAGCTTTACTCACTCCATTATCAGTCGCGACGTACTGAAGCCGACACGTCGATGGCGCGCTGTCCCTTACGGGACAGCGTGATAGGAACAGGATTCCAACCCTATTCCACGGGAAC